AAGAGCATTGGCATCGGCTGCGGCCACCCATCCATTGGGATCGAGACTATCACCGACATCGAAGGTTTGGACTGCCCCCTCAACTTGCGTTACTTGCCATTGTACCTGCTGCAAGAAAAAAGGCCCCGGAATAGTGATAATTGTTCCGACCTCTGCTGCGGCTGTCGAACCTCCATTCAAAATCGAATAGTTAACTGTCACCGACGCAACATAAGCGCGATCCAATCCCCTTTCAGGAACAACCGCCGCGCCGCCTGTAATATCATAAGACATATATATACCCTCCTAAATGTTATTGTGTCGGTTACGCTGCTGCGATATAAAGCCAAGCCAAAGCGTCGTCTAGTGCTACGCCATAACCATAACTGAACAACGCACGATGCTTCTCTCCGAAAGTGGATTCAGGCGTCACAGACTGAAATCGGGTTAACTGACCGGCAAACGTCAAACCAGACCTATGTCCGGCCATGGCGTTATATACCAATTTTCCCGCGTCCGTAGCAGTCGTGAGGTTATTCGTGCAATAGATATCCGTGTCGTCAATCCGTCCGATACGGCCACTGACAGCACGACTAACCGCATCACCTGTAAGACTCGCGTCTTTGAGTTCAGACGATTTGATCAGACCGCAAATCTGCGACGGATAAGCCTGCCAACGATTACCATCTCGCGGAATTTCCAACTCATCCAACACCAGATTAACCCGGATAATGAACGACAAAATATTCGATGCATCCAGAAGAACCGGAGCACCAGCGGCACCGAGATTATAACCACCGGAAATAAACCCGGCGGCAGCTCCCTGATTGGAAGCGTCAGCAGAGGCAAACACGACCGAGAACATATCGCGCTCGACTTCTTTCTTGATTTGGTTCGTCCCGTCAAGAAAGAATTTTTCGGTGAAATTAACATCTGTTTGTTTGAGATCGATAACATCAGCCGAAAACGCGAACGTTAAACCTTGATCGATATTCAATGTTTGAGTCGTAACTTCCGGCACTTGATAATTCAGCGTCATTCCTTTGAAATAGCGCTCAAATGTTAATGTCGGAATGTTACGGATAACGACTTGATCGCCGTGATTCCTGACTTCCATTTCCCAATCGGTATTGCAAATGAAATTCAAAATCGTTTGACGATAGAATTTCGCATTCCACAACCGGGAAAAAATCACCGGAATTAATTTTCCGCTATATTGCGGGTAGCCCGGAGCTACGGGAAAGTCGCCGCCTAATGTTACTGACATGGTCTAAATCTCCTAAGATTATTAACCGATCACCCGTCCCTCTGAGAGTGCCCGACGCATATCTAATTCCGTCGATTCCCATCCTGGGGGATCAGTTTTATTACGTAGTCTGTAAGTAGTCGCGTAATCGTAATTCTGCTGTATCTCCTGCGCGGTATATACTGGCTTCCCGTTGAATTGACTTGGCGGAACTTGTGCCATGTTTCCCTGTTGCGGTATCGCCGAATTCTGGAAATACTCCATCGGATTCATTGAAGTGTTTGGCTGTTGTTGAGGCAAACGCGGCAAAGGGAGGTTTTGCGGAGTGTACGGCGGAATATCAGGTTGCGACCGTTGATTGTGGTATTGCTGTTGTTGCGGCACTTGCGAATAACTCTGAGGCGGATACGACCTGTTGAATTGCGGCTGGTGTTCTACATCAGGCGCTTGTAGGTGTTCGGCTCGTGGTTGTTCGGATTTGTACCTCTGAAAAAATGTGATGAATGCATTAGGATCATTCCGTCTGATTAATCCCTGCATGTATTGCTCTCGAGTCTCGATATATCCGGGATCCCGTTGTGCGGCCCATGTTTTGAAAGCCGGTTTTTCCATCTCGTCGTACAAGGACGGGATTTTCATCAATAAGTAATCTTCTAATTGTTGGGCGCGAGTAGCGGAAACATTCTTTTGTAACTCGACCACCCTTTCGTCAATTGCTTTGATTTGGGGCGCATATTGCGAGTCCCATAGTTGTTTAGCTTGATGATTGGCTAACTTGACGGCTGCCTTCAGTGTCGCCTCGTCCATCAAATCACGCTCATCTTCACTTAGCCAGCTTTTGACCTCCTCTATATCAATAGTAGGAGGTTTCGCAGGCAAGGGTGGTTGCGATGGTTGGACACCCACCATTGAGAGCTTATCGGTAATGGCACTTAAAGCTGTTTGCAGTTCGGAGAATTTGCTGTTGACTTCTGTCTCGAATTTTCGATACCTTCCGAGTTCCCCTCTCGTGGCGTTTAGCTCATCTTCTTTTTTCTTCTCGTCTGCAACGGCGGGGGTTGGTGCAGGGATCGGCGATTGAGAAAGAATTGTTCCCTGCTTTAAATTGGGATCCACGAACTCCACGCTAGGCGTAGATTCAGGTGGAGAGGATGAATGTCCCGTCCCATTCGCGCCCGGTTGCGCTGTTTTTTGTTGAAGTGAACGAATCTCTTCCATGACGGCAGTTTCTTCGTTTTCTAGTCCTCTTGGCATAACACTGGTTTCCTTGTTAATAAGTATTCTCTAGAAATGCGCTTTTTTGTTTTTGTTTGTATTCAATAGCAGCCTCTTGGCGGGAACGATCGATCAATGATTTGAAATCGAATTCAGCCCGTCCAACCTTGCGTAAAAACGGATCGAGCATCAGTTTCAAACAACCCCGAACTTCGGGATCATCCTTTTCTATAAGCCGGTCATTCAATTCCCGCCTGTAGGCTTCCAAATGGCCCAAGATGATATTGAAATTTTGGTTATCTTGGAGTTTTACGAGAGCTTGCAAGAAGCTCACGTCATTTAAATTCAGCATTTAACGCTCCTGAATTACTCTCACGTAATCAACAAGAAGCGTTTCCAGATTAGCCCCGCCCGTTTTCACACCAAAAACAACGTGCATTTCTTCGAGGCCGGTTAACGTGATTTCATGCGCTCCTGCGCGTACGTTATTCAACCCGTAAATAATGGTTCCCGTTGTCGAGTTTCCGGGCACGTAAACAAAACCGAGTTTCGTCCACGTAGCATCGTCAAAATCCCCGATGTCGGTATCGGTCGCGATGGGAGTGTTATTCGATGTCACATATTGCCAGACTGTTGTGTTTCCCCGCTTAAAAAAAAGCGCCCCGTCTACACCAGTTGCGAGTATCCCCCCACTGCCGTCGATTAATAATCCGGCCCCGACGTTGTTCGATAAGCCGACGACGATATTTGCATCATCGACATTCGCTTCTGTGAGTTTTACGCGAGCTTCAAACCAAATTTTTCCGGGATTATCAAAGAGAAAGAGTTCGCGCAGGCTGCTGTAATAAACTTCGTCATTCAACGCTGGCACTGTTGGTTGCGTCGCGATTGACAACACACCGCCTTTTGCATCGGTAGTCGCGATCGTTGGCGTCCCTGTTCCAACAGTGGCAAAATCGTCTGTTTCAAGATCGTTAAAGTCCTTGACGTATTCGTGAACGTCGGCGATATCAGCAACATACGGAGCACCCATTGCCGAATTTCCGCGATAAATCGTATCCACGTATAGCTGACTAATTCCGACGTTCTTCTTCCATACGCTTTCCATATTTCCAAATGGGTTCAATGTTACAGCCATTGTCATAAATCCTTATGATTGTGTTAATTATCACCGGCATTCCCGGATTGTCAGGCCAAAAAAAAGGCAACCGAGTGATTCGGGCACCCGATTGCCTTTTAGTGTTATCTTTCCAGATTAGGGAACTGGAAATTTATATGAACGCCCCTACAGCGTTATTTTTCTTTTGGGCGACCAGACTCTTGTCGTCCTTGTACATTTATCAATGCTTGTCTAATCAACGAATTCGCCTGCATACGTGCTAAGTCTCGACGGGTATTTAATTCTTCCCCCTGTTTTACGAACTGGAAATTCTGATCGTCTTTATCTCGCGCCACGTCCAATTGTAGTAATTGAGCTTGCTTTTGCTCCATTTCTTCATTCTGTTGTTCTAATTGCCGGGCCTGCTCTTCTATGCGGCGGGCAATCTCATCATCGCTTGGTACGACGTTTTTCAATCCTATCAAATCGGCTTCTTGGCGTAATTGCTCCGCTCTTCCCTTCTCGCCGATAATCTTCAGGTCAATGTCGTTCGTTGTGGTTTCCCGGAATGTCTGTAGTCCGATAAGTTTGGTTTCTTTTACTACCTGTCCAAGGATTCCCGTGGCTACTATTTGCAGATCTCCTTTTAGGCTGGCGTCCGGGTGATGTATCATATTGAAATTGTAGAAATGTTGCACGATCGGTTTAAACACGCCTTTGTAAATATTTCCAATACTCTTTTTGGCTAGCATGTTCGCATTTTGCATAATCAAAGACAAACCGCCGAATGTTCTCCCTGCACCGGACACATTGGTGTCACCATGAGTAAAGGAAGGAATTCCGGTTGCTTCGTCTGCTAGACGTTTCATAGCTTGCAACACATTAATTAGGCGTTCCGCCTGAGATTCCGCCTGAAAAAATTCAATTGGTGGGGCAGTAGAATTTGTGGGATTTTTAAACTGAAATACACGAAACGGATGAATACCATTTGGAGATTCGCCATCGGCTAAACGATCGCGATGAATGCCAATGATAGGTCCGGCTCCCAATCCCATGTTATTAACCAACGACCTCGCTGATGCATTCGCGATTGCTTGTGGATCGTTCATTAATTCCGGTGGACTGATCCCATACCAGCTACCTGGCAATTCAACATAACTGGCTTTGAAATATTGGCTTTCTGCCTCCTCTTCCGGAATTATCTGCAATCCGATAACCGTAGAATTGACGAGAGAGGCATTAACAAAATATTCTTTTGTAAACGGATTTTCTCCGTTCGTATCGATATCGAATGAATATCCATACTGGGCTAGTAAATGACCGGGGACTCTCCCTTCGTATTTCCATATATCGATCGATTCATTCCTAAACGAGAACTCAGTAGGTCTTTTTTCTATACTTGACCTTTCCTGATCAGTGCTAATGGTATCACGCAACCCAGAATTCCAGTATTGATTAATGACGAAGTCGATGGCATTCGAATCATAACCTTTTATTCCTTTTAATGAATTCAGATAAGATCGAGTCGATTTTATCCGTTCAAAAAGGTAATAATCTCCAATGTTTACGGCTTCGGGACTAGGATAGATATCGAATGGGGATACATGACTTAATTTTTTTACCACGGTACTAACTCGACGAATTTGGTATCCGGTCGACGTAAGAACGCGCTTGCGCTTGGGAATGCGAACCATCTCCCATTTGAGATATGCCACTGGGAAAATACAGAAATCGGTTGCGAAGTCACTGACCGCGTCTCTCCATCCAGCATCCTCCAATTGATCATTGATAACGGTCTGCATCCGTTCCGCTGTGGCTTTTGCGAGTTCAAAAACCTCTAACTCTATTCTGGATCTCATTTCTTGACCGCGTTGCATAAAATTTTCTTGTCCAATCATGTCAATTAATTGGCCAAGCTGTTCCGGGTTCAACGTATTTAGGTCGATCCCGTTTTGCATAGCAAAATCAGTGATGAATTCCCTTGTTACTTGATCGGCTATCGATGCAATATCATTCTCGTCGATATCTGGTTGTGGAGTTGGACGGAATTCCCATATCTTCATATCAAAGGGATTAAAAATATCCTCAATGATGGAACAGGCGGCGCGGCATTTAGTTCCGGTGAACTTAACAAATACACTAGAACCCTTGGTTTTTTGGATGGCTTGCAGGTGGGCGGGATCGTATTCGCCTTTGTATTGACGAAGACATTGCAATAATTGGTTGTCGACTCCAGACGTTTGACGTGCCATAACGGCATTATCTTTCGCCTCGAGAAAATAGCCAGCTAAACCGCTAATTTGCGGCTGTAATTGCTGTGAATTAAACTCCGCCATACGCTGGGTTTCTTCGTCTATTTGAGCGTTGCTCATAAAAGTAAACGAAGACTGGCGATTAGACGGGCCGCTATTTACGGTTTGCAACGAAATCATAGACAATAGAATCTCCCCATATACTATTATCAGTGATTTGGTGGCGTTTTGTCAATGCACTAGATTAAAATTTGCTAACATTTGCTAAATCTAGCAACTAAATTTTGATTTAATACATTTTTTTGTATTCTAATTCCTTTAAAAGATTAATCGCATGGATAATTTTGTCTAAATCTTCAACACCTCCCTTGTCTTTATATCGAGTTATTTTCGCAACCACCTCTCCTTGGATCCATGACAGGTTGTTTCTGACATTGTATTCGACCGGCTGAATTGCATATTTTTTGTAATGATCCCCGCCTATCTGACTATCAAGAAATGATTTTGTTTTTTCCAAATCCTTTTCTATGCATGCTTTATCGTCTTGAATCTCATCACATAAAATATCGTCAATCTCTTTACTGCAATCCCAGTCAGTAATTAATTTCTCGTCTATAAACCGTACATATTTAGCCTTTAGAGTAATGATATCAGTTAATGGTTGTTGTTCCTCCGCAAATCCGCTTGGATTGTTTTGATTATCCCCCTCCATATTGGACATATCACGAATAAAATTATTAAGTAAGTCCCGCAGCAATCTCCCTCCCCGCTGGTCAAATTTTAGCGTAACGCTATTGTCTCCGTTTCCGGTCAAATCAATGTATATCTTGTGCATTTATCTGTTCCCTTTTTTAAACATATCCGGCCCACCCTTCGGACTCTTCTGTTTTGATCGCGTCGGTTTGATATAACTGTGGAAATCTAGCGTAATATGCTACATATTGAAGGGCATCATGGACGTGAGAATACATATTCTTGGTGGGGACTTCCCTGTATTCCTCCATATATCCTGAAACATTCTTTTGTGCGTAGTGATATTCGCCCCGGAATCCGGCGATTAAAATAGAACAAGTGGGATTGACGAGAAATTTGGGATATCCCGGATTGCACGGATAAAGAAAATACTGAACGGAGGAAATACGAACTTCGGGATCTTGGGATTTTGACGTGGAAATCGTCGGCAATCCATGACTGGCAAGAATATCCTGCGACGTTACGCCACTTCCGGGGCTGCGATATGTGCCAGATGGATCTCCAATATTGATTAATACATGGCGAGAGAGAGTATTCGCGATATATGGCTTCATGTACTCTTGTATAAAATGATCCAAGCCATGATCGCCAGCGTAAATTTCGTGCAAAACAAACAATCTCATTCCCGGATACAATTGACAGAAAACGACGGCATTCTTTACACCGTAATCCCAGCCGACCAATACAGGTAATTGCGGATGGTACTCGATTTTTTCTTTGGCAACGTGATTCTCTTCGAACTCCTGATAAACCGGCTTGCCCGTATTAATCGATCCATATTTCCCAAGAATATTGACATTGATGAAATTTTGCGTTTGGCCCGCAGCCATATCAATCCAGTATTGCGCACCCAGTGGTTGAATATGAATATAGTCAGCTTTGGGGTTCTCGATCCAATCACCGTCTGGTCCTTTGATAATCGGCGGGTCTTCGTACTTGAAAAATTGAGATATTTTCGCAAAGTGAGGATCGTGATAATACGTATACTCTGCTAGTCGATTATACCAACTGAGTTCCGGCGGGGGGTTCGTGTCCATGAAAATGCCGTGCCACGTTATCGGGCATTCCGTCTTGGGAGGATAGCGGCCTATTCTCGCCCTAGCCGTCTCGAAAATTGCATATGGGATAGTCTTTGCTTCATTGATAAAAATCCATGTGAATTCGAACGACATTAATTGGTCGACGTCCTGCGGCCTATTCAGTGCAAGAAATATAATCTCGCACTCTACCTTGGTTCCGTCAGGCATCTTGTACTTCAGCCAACAATGATTGTATGGCGTTTTTTGAACATAGAACAAAGGGAACCAATACTTGAATGTTTTAATTGTGGTAGTCCACAACATTCCTTCGGTGTTCCGTACCATAGCCCCACGAGTTTTGCGAACACCGGCACTATTGGGGGCTTGTGCTTCCGCCCGGAATTTCGCCTCTGCCATGGCTGTGGTCGATTTTCCCGTGTTATGCGAGATTATAATCCGGCCATTGCGACGGACAACCAACAATTCCGTTGGAACGCGAAAACAATACTTAAATCCATCCTCGCTATTTACATACGTAGCTAAATGCTTATCATTAACCAAATTAAGACCTATGTACGATTCTTTAAAACCGAATCTAACATCATGATAAACAAAGCCGCTGGTTGTAAAACTTCGTATACTTGACCGCTCCCCACACGCCGCAAGCATGTATTGAATAAATCCGATGCTTTTTTGATCATTCGTCCGATAAACATATTGACGATAACGCTTATCGCGTATTACCCAATAATCAATTAACTCTTGTCTAATCACCTTTAATTGGTGCGGTGACGCATTCCAATAAATTTCATTGAATACTAACGGTAAACGAAATCCCGTAAAATAAAGACAACGGTCATATCCCCCCGCTGATAGTACCCTACTATATGAAATTCCAAGAATCGCGAGCAACTCGAAAACACGTTCCCGGCGGTTGGTTTTTATCCCCCGCATATCAAAAAAATACGTGTCCGTAGCTTCATCCTCTAACCGTCCGCGAAAATGCAGAGCAACATGTAGACGCAACTCATTATCAGATAATCGCAATCCTGCTTTGGAATGTTTTGGAATTTTAAATGTTGTGGGTATGCGACCGAGTTCAATGTGTTTGCAGCAACGTTCACGATTATATAATTCTTCTGCGGTAATACTCGTCAGTTTGTTGTATTTCGACCGGTAGAAAATGCGGTGTTCGGGAGAGAGGATATGATCAAAGCGTCTACTATGAAGATGGATCATTGACTCTTGAGGCAGTTTCACATACTCGATAGGAGTCACGAACTCAATATATCGGTTTTCTGGATGATATTGGGCCACCAAATCACCATTATATTGATCAAATCTCACCCATCCAGTGGGAGCTAAAAACTCAGTGTCACACGAAAAGCATCCAAACGGTCCCATAAGACCGCGAATCGTTTTATCGCAAGCGTGAAATTTTGCCGCTGTAATCGAAGGAATATAAGTTCGACGTATTTCTTCCATGTAATATTTCTAATTCCGAATGTAGCTGTTTAGCGTGTTTTAAAATCAAGCGATACAGAGAATGCACCTTCGTCACTATTTCGGAACGGCTTAATCCGGATTGCGATCTCATCACATTTAGGAAAATCTCATGCAAAAAGTATAATTCAGCACGGGTGGCATGTAGGACATCACATATGCTATAACCAAGATCAAAATGGAGATATTTCCGGAATAATTGTATTCTCTTACCAACTGCAAACGACGTGGGTTTAATGTCATTGACTGACTTCTTGATCAACCTTATGCGATCTTTAGAATATGGGAATTGCCCCGTTAGTGTGTGAACCATTTGCCAAGTCTTGAAGCGATTAAGATGAACGAAGTCAACGGCTGATTGCATTATAACTTGAACATCATTCCCCGTTTCCCGAGAAATGCCATTAATCAAAATCTGATTCATCATTAGCCAAGATGCTTTATGACTGCGACGTAAAAAATTTGGACATACTTGGTATCCTTGAGATAATAACAAGTCTTGCGTCGCTGCGATTACCAATAATGATTTGGGTACAGGATACTGCCAATTCGTGGCATACTGCTTCGGGGAACAGACAAGATGTTTGGTAATGTACCATTGATGACATTCGTCTAGCCTACTCAAGTTTTTTCTCTTTCGATTGCGCTGTCAACATATGTGTAGAATAAGTCAATAAACGCGGCTCTTTGATTTTAAAAATCTTCCATTCAAAAACAGTTTCGGCTGGCTTGGGATTTTTTTTCAAAACAGCTTGAAGGGTATAATCAAGATCGAAGACTGTACACGAAACATGTTCTTCCGTCATTGCTAACGACGCAACCGGCATTCCATGAAAATTAATAAAAATAGATGTGCGGTTATCGCCCCTATAATCGATGGTTAATTGACTGAGAATCGTCTCTCTGTCGAGTTCGATATGCTTCAGGCGTCGAAACAATGCTCGAAAAACTTTGTCATGAATTTCCTGCCAAATCTCATCCGGTATCCCGGCAGACAACAAATTATCCTTGGCAATGGTTAAATATCCGGGATCAGGGATTTCGCCTAAGCCATAATGCCTATAATGGTTTTTGTCTTCCCTGTTTCGGATAAGTCCAAAACTCGAGCGTGATATTGATTCCACGAAACGTTACCTTTCTCCGCATTACGGCTACTTTATTAAAAAAATATTCGGCGTATAGCGTATGATCAGTCATTTGTTTGACCAGAATTCCCGCATCGGAATATTCTTTTAATTGTTTTTTGGTGGGGTAATTACCGGTGTAATTCTTGATGGCATCCATTAACCGATCTTCGGTTTTTGTTTCCACTTGAGTATACATGTTTTTGATCATCTGTTCTTTCAGTTCTTCCGGAGTATAATAAGCTAGTTCCGGATTATTCTTCATGAACTGCTCTGCTTGAAGAACAGTTTCAAATTGCGTTAAAGGAACATTGCCATTGAAATCGTCGTTTATATTCACTATCCACCTCGGTTATATCACTATCCCCCGAATGGATAATAGCATTTTAGTCGTTTGATGATTCGCCACTTAGGCCCGCATTATCCGCGCATAAATCGAAAAGCAATTTCAGCACGAATATCCACATTGTCGTTCAATCGCGTTTGCCTTGTGGTCGACGCCCCACACTTAAAGCAAATCCCCTTTTTTAACGGCTTGTCCATTAAAGGACATTCTTGCCAACGCATCTCGTAATGCAGCGATCCCCTGACCGGATTTGAATCGATCGTCGACCTTTATTTCGATATACGATTCTAAATATCCACATTGCAGGCATATACGTCTCCTGAATCTGTAAGTCCGTTTTTGTATAGTATTGCGAACTCTCTTCTTTTCATGATTACAATTCATGGCAATACTAAATATAGCGAATTATAAAAAAGGCAAAAAAAAGGATCTCCGTAGAGATCCCTAACTCGCTATCTGCCATTCTAACTTAATCGGATACGAAAAATTCAGGTATCGGCCAATTATGTATTTGACATATTTTCATCAAATAAAACAAACTGGAATTACCGATCGCAACTCGTCCCTGCTCCCAATTTGCAACTGTTGTTGTCGTTATATTCAACATGCGTGCAAATTCTGACTGGGTCATACCGAGTTTTTGCCTAATATTAACGACTGCAATGTTGTTATATTTTTTTCTTCGTTTTCCGATTGTTTGGTAAATAATATCCGTTGTCAATACACTCATTAACTTTCACTTTGGAATTTCCGCATGTTCGATTACCTCGTTAGGTCTGATGAGCGCAAAATGATACGGCACCCCCGGCAAATCCCAATGATATGCATCGTTCGGAATCTCCGACTCTTTGTTATGATGAAACAAATTCGAACTAGGATACCGCGCCCGACATGTGTAACTTCCGTCCTTCAATTTGACTATTACCAGCTTCCCGAATTCTGGCAACTTTTTAGTATAACGCGTTTTATAGAATATTGTTCCCTTGGTTTTTCTGCCGATTGATTTTTCTTGCATAACTCTCCGGATTATGAAATTTTCGCGTCACCCCAATCTCACATTATACACATTCCGGAAAGTAACAATTAGCGAAAAATATGTTACTTATTTTTGTCTTGTTGTTTAATCAATACAGACAATGGTATTAGAAAAGTCGTGCTCCCATCGGTTGTTTTTGCCCATACGTCATTTCCATGTATTTTCCCAATATAAATTTGGTGCGTTTCCCGCTTAAACC